TTTGTCCTTGAGTAAATGAATACTACTCCGGTTGCGGCAGGAATTATTTCTACAAACGATCTAAAATTTAACGGCGGCACTAAACGTAATAGCGTAAATATGGCAAAATCGAACCCGAAGAAAAGCGGACGGAATGCGAGGGTGGCCCCTTCAAGTTCTGGAAACCAGACCAAAGGTTCAGCTGCGCAAGCAGCAGCAACTCCGGTTGCACCAGCTGCTCAAGCAGCAGCAACTCAGGTTGCCCCAGCTGCTCCGGCAGCCGCAACTCTGGTTGCCCCAGCTGCGCAAGCAGCCGCAACTCCGGTTGCCCCAGTGGTACCAGTCACCACAGCAACAGCAGTGCCTTCACAGGCTCAAATAGCTGCAATTGTTGCAACAGCAGTTCCCGTAACTGCAACAGCAGTTCCCGTGACTGCAACAGCGCAAGCTGCAAGCACCGCACCTGTAGCGGTGGCCGCACAAGTTGTGGCAGCCGCACCAGTAGCGGCAGTCGCGCAAGCGACAGCCACACCAGTGGCACAAGCGGTTCAAACCGCTGCTGCTCACGCAGCACCAGTTGCTTCGCAAGCAGCTGGGACCGGAGGAAAACCGGTTGCAGCAACAGCCAAAGCGGCTGTACCCACACCTGCTGCCCCAAGCTCTGTCGGAAGCACTTGGGCACCAGTTGCTGGGCCATTGGCGCCCAACGAAATGTACACTGTCAACTTGTGCAATCGTTGGTGGTGGGTGTGCGTGCTAGCGTGCATGACATTCACCATGCTCATTTCGTATGCAGGAATCGTTCTGTACAATGTTAAACCAACATTCCAGGAGCGTTACGAATTGCGTTATGGGTGGCAGTGGGTTGATTGGGTGAGTACCAAATTCAGTGATTCACAGTGGGTTTGGACCTTTGCAAACTACCTTGTCGAGTCCTGGCCGGTTTTAGCACCAGCCGTGGTCGTCGAGAAGGCAAGTTGGAGAGTGTGTCTCGCAGCAGCAACGCGTGCTCTACCGTTAATTCCATTAGGAGTGGCGGCAGTTTTCTCGCTTGTTGCAGCAGTCTACTCGGGGCTACGTCACAGGCGCTATTTGGAGGATGTTAGCGATAGCAAACTCGACAAACTAGTGCAACTAGCCCGCGGACTCGGAATAGATAGTCGTGCAACTACCGTGTCTCAACCCAAATCAACACCAACTCCTATTGCCTTTTCAGTCATCTCAGAATTGAGAGATGAAGTCGAGTATTTAACACTCGGAAAGGCAAGAACCAAGCAAGGGCTTGACTCGCTAAACCAATACTTCGACCGGAAGTGGCGAGAACAGGAGATGCCAATAGGTGAAATGCTGACCCTAAGACGGATGGTAGTAGCATGCTACCAATCAATTTCCCCATGCGAAGCGCAGTTGGACAATTACATTCTGAGTAAGGAGACTCGGAATGCAGTGTCAACACATAACCGCGCTATCGGTGCTCAAAGCACCGGCTAGGAATACCGCAGGTCAGCTCATTGCTGCAGAACAAACGGACTTGAGGAGAAGTCTCTTGACCCGGAATGTATGTTGAGTGTTGGTGATGCTAGGTCTTATTGTGACAAGCAGTCTGAATTTGGTGAGTTAGCTTCAGTGCCTCATGCAGATCAGTACTATGTCCATAATGACTGTCAGTGTAATCAACTCTTGGC